TGATATTATCGCAGCAACAAATCATTTAACTTCTATTTAATTTTTAAAGAACTACTTTCAAAAGAAATGGTGGAGATGACAGGAGTCGAACCTGCGACCCTCTGCGTGCAAAGCAGATGCTCTCCCAACTGAGCTACACCCCCAAAAAACTTTTTATATAATACTTAGTATATATTAAAGAATGTGAAACGTCAATCATTATTTTTATATTTTACCACTTCAACACCACACTGCTTTAAAAATGTTATACCATTATCAAGTCTATAATTATTTTCATAGTAAACTGTTTTGACCCCTGCAGTATATATCTGCTTTGCACAATGAATACATGGGGAATGAGTTAGGAACATCGTAGAGTCTTGTCCTGACTCCGGACCTTTTGCTAGTTTTGCAATTGCATTTGCCTCTGCGTGAATAACTTCATCTTTTGTTTTTAACTCTTCAGAAATCAAGACTTCACATTCATTTGTCCATCCTGAAGGCATACCATTATAACCAACAGAAATGATGCGGTCATCTTTTACGATGATTGCTCCGACTTGCAATTTCTTCGCAGTAGACAACTGCGCGAATCGCTTTGCAACATCCATATACGCATCAATAAATTTCTGTTTCATAGTATTATTGGTGGGCCGTCTGGGATTCGAACCCAGTACCTTCCGATTATGAGTCGGGCGCTCATACCAAATGAGCTTCCAGCCCAATTAAAGTGGCCTGCCCTAGTGGATTTGAACCACTGACCCACAGCTTAGAAGGCTGTTGCTCTATCCAGCTGAGCTAAGGGCAGAATAAATTTAATCGGCGTCAAACATATGGCGAATGATTTTATCATTAATCATATGTGGGATAGAAAGATATGGTAGTTCGAGAATAAATGGACAACCTGTTTTCCATTTGCCGTTCTTCACAAAAAACTTATATTCTTCAATGTCTTCTTTAGAGTTAGGATCGAAAACTCGGTGTTGAGTAGCATACCGAGTCCTATTCACATAATTACTTAACGTATTCAAGGCTGTCCTTCTTCATATAAAAAATAGTCACGTTCTGACCAGACTCAGGGTATACACGCGAAACAGGAAGAAACATCACACCTTCAATTTCTTTGGTTTGCCAAGAAGAGTTGTTGTAGTATACTTCTGTTTCTCGCATACGGCTGCGAACCTTACGAATTACTTCGATGGGTTGCTTTTTTTCAATTTTGCGTTTTGTTTGATTTTTCATAGTTTGTGTAGTATACATGAACTGCCCACAAAAGTCAAGAGAGGAATTTGACTTCCTCTCTTGTTTACCTATTTCTTTCTATTTAAGTATTCCCATTCTTCATCAGTAACGGGCCACCAATTCATGATGGGTCCTTAATCGCAATCTTCTTTAGGTTGTTCTGTGTGTTAACAAGATTTTCCAACCAAATCTTCAGCATACCATTAACAATCTCAGCATCCTTAATTTCAATTTTGTCTGCTAATGTAAATGTGCGTGAGAAGTTACGATTTGCAATGCCTTTGAATAGATATGATTCTTCTTCTTGTGTTTCTTGTGCGTGGCCGCGAACAACGAGTCTATTGCCGTCTAGTGTGACCTCTAGGTCAGACTTAGTAAAACCGGCAACTGCCATCTCAATAATATAGGTATTTTCTTTGACCTTACGAATGTTGTATGGGGGATACGATGGGATGTTCTTTTGAACATTCTTAATCTCGTCTAGAATGCTTTCAAAGCCGACTGAGAAAGGATCAAAAGTCTTACGTAGGTCAAAAATGGTAGGTAGTGTTGTCATTGTTAAGTCTCCTTAATTAAGCAAGTTATAATATGTGAACCCTATCGGCGTCCACATACTATTTATATCACACTACAACATTTTTGTCAAATCTTTAATTCATTCCAATAAATTATTTGCCAACTACCATCAAAATTTTCTACCAAGGCAGAACATGATTCTACCCAGTCACCATCGTTCATGTAGATGACTTCTTCGATTTCTTTGATTTCCGGCGTGTGGATGTGACCACAGATGATTCCATCGTAACCTTTTCGTTTGCAGTATCCTGCGAGATTTGTTTCAAATTTGAATATGAAATCGATTGCTTTCTTAACTTTGTGTTTAAGATAACGGCTAAGGCTCCAGTAGCCGAAACCGAGACGATGGCGGATAGTGTTAAAAGTAGTATTAAGATTAAGAACAAAATCATATGCTTTATCTCCTAAAAATGTTAACCAAGGTGCGAGTCTAGTTATTCCATCAAACATGTCACCATGAACAACAAAATATTTTTTGCCGTCAATACCATAATGCACCGCATGATTTGCTATTTCGACTTTACCAAAAGAAAGACCGTATGGCATCAACGGTCTTAAAAATTCATCATGATTACCTGCGATATAGACAACTCTTGTGCCTCTTTTGGCGTGACCTAGAATTCTTCTTATAACATTAGTGTGACTTTGTTTCCATCTCCACTTGTTTTGCTGAATTCTCCAACCATCAATTATATCACCGACAAGATATAATGTTTCACAAGAGTTGTGTTTTAAAAAATTATTTAATAGTTCTGCTTTGCTGTCTCTTGTACCCAAATGAACGTCTGATATGAATATTGTTCTATATTGGGTAGTTTCCATTTATCTTGCAACTTTTTTACCAATGTTGTATTTTGGTGTCAAGGTCCATTCGTCTTTTTCTCTGTAACCAATAATTTTGATTTGAGAAATGTTGACCTTGAGCTCTTCTGCTCTTTGTTTGTCCACTAACTTCAACAGACCCCAATCTTCCAAGAGAACTGCAATTGTGTTTCTTCTTGCAACATCATTTTCAGTAATATCTGTTGGTTTGCCATCTAGAGCAAACAGTTCTTTAAAATGAACAATATAGTATTTGCCTTGTTTATGAAGAATGTGGCAAGACTGATATAGAACTTTTTCTTTTTTAGAAGCAACACCAATTCGTGTTAGGGTTTCACGAATCTTTAAAAAATCGTCTTTTTCAGTTAGTGTTACCTCAAGTATGTCCTCGATTCTAAGCATTATTTTGATACTCCACCTTTGTCTGTTATTTTTCTTATGTGGGAGAGTTGGTCTTTGGTTAAAATGGATAATGCTTCTTTTGCCTTTGCATCAGAATAACCAAAATATTCCTTCACACACTCCAAATCTTTTACCGACTCTGCTTTCTGCCAAGGCTGAAACTTACGCTTCATCGGTCTAATACTATTTAGAAGGTAGTCATATTGAAGTTTTTTATCAAGAAAATGTAACATATTGATTTCGTTCGCATAAGGAACGCAATCAAGATGATATGATAATGCTCTATTCACAACATATGCATTGTAATCTTTTTCATCGTCTTCAGTCTCAATACATCTCTTTTTTGTCTGTAGAATAGACGGTACGATTTCTTTAAATAGGTCTGACATATTATCTCATAAATTGTGTTATATCTTGTTCTTTCATTTTTTTAATCATAAGTTGAGATAGTGAGTTTTCTTTTTTCAAAGAATCACTCTCACTATTTCTTTCTTTGAGATTTAATAATGGAAGGTCATCAAAAGAATTTAGATATTCATCTATTAATTCTTGTTCAACTCTTTTAAGCCAAGATTTAGGATATTTTATATCTTCAGGACATATTAAAAGACAAAGCCAACACCGGTCATCTGTTAGTGTTCCAGAAATTAAATCTTTACCATAACCGTATTTGTCATTAAAAATTTCTCTCCATTTTTCATTTGAACTTGAACCTTTTTTATTTGCGTTTAACATATTGTGCATATGGTTCTTCATTCTTTTATGGACAGCATATTCTACTTTACCTTTATTTGGTTTATTTTTATTTTTTCTATCTATTATTGGTTCTTTTGTTCCTGATTCTCCAATGTAAAAAACTGATTCTACTTGATGAGGCCATTCATGGTCTTTTGGTTTGGTAACAGAAAAACAGAAGGCATAAACCGCCGCCTTTATACTTTGAGTGTGTTTATAGTATTCGTCAAACGGAATCCAAATAGGTTTTACAGATAATGCTTTCATGAAAATTCACAATCTACCATTAGTTCTGTCAAACATGCAACAAGATTGATTTCTTGGTCTGCACAAAATGCTGCCTGGTATTGATATTTTGCAATAATCAATACTGCTTGAGGTACGGAATGTGCTTTGAGAAATTCACTCAATGAATCATAAATCTTACGATAGATACGAACTGGATCATTGTCAAGATTATTAGTCACCCACTTTCTTGCAGAACCAAAATCTTTTTCTTTGATTGCCTTAATCAGTTCGTTAATTTGAATGTCAGAAACTTGTGCAAGAATACCTTTGTCAATACTACCAGACACAGAATATCGTTGAAGTTCATTTAGAATGCGGCGATTGTCAGGGAAATGCTTTTTGATGACATGAGCAACAACTTCTTTGTCGTATTGCACATTTTCTTGTTCAAGAATCCATTCGACTCTCTTAAAGAAAAGAGATGCCATCTTTGCTTTGCTACCATTGAGTTTGAAATCAACAACGGTACAACGCGAATGAATTGGGTCAATGATTCGGTTCTTGTAATTGCAAGTAAAGATAAATGAACAATTGGATGCAAACTCTTCAATCGCACCACGTAAAGCGGGTTGAGTTGAGTTTGGGTTTAGATAATCTGCTTCATCAATAATAACAACTTTGCGACCACCAGTAAGACTTACTGAAGATGCGTAGTTTTTGATTTTGTTGCGGAGGACATCAATGCCACTTTCGTCTGACCCGTTGATAACGATGTAGTCGCACCCAACTTCATCGCAGAGTGCTTTTGCGATTGTTGTCTTACCAACGCCTGCGGATCCAGCAAGTAGCAAATTTGGGATTTCTTTTCGATTAACATATTCTTGAAATGTTCCTTTCAATGAATCGGGAAGAATACAATCCTCAACTTTATGAGGACGATACTTCTCTACCCACAATAGATGGTCTACCATTCATAACTCCCATAATAAAAAATTTACCGTTCAGTAAAGTTTGCACAAATACTGAACGGTATCAAGAAAAATTTACCGAACGGTAAATTTAGTTTGCGAGGACACCATTGACTTGGCCCACGACATCAAGTACAGATTCTTCAACTGCCAAATTTCCACCAACAAAAACAATTACGGTCTTACCATCAAAGTCTCCACCAGTTGCTTCAAAGACACTAATTACTTGATGTGGATTGACTGCAATAGGTTTGCTAGTGCTTGCCTCATTAAAATAAATTAACATTAAATCTCCTTAAGTTTTTTCAGTTGAAACCCAATATTCTGATGTACCAGAATCATTTTTAAAATGAGAAATTCCTTTAGATGAAATTTCTACGTCATAAGAATCAGACATAATCTTGTTCAAATTTTCTGTCTTAAACACATATCTAAAACTATTTTCTGTCTCATCAATATCAATCGAATTAACGTGAGCAGAATCATTAGACGAATCAAATGAGGTCAAACGCATCTTACCATCAATACCCTCAACTGCAATATTAGGAGATTGTAGTACAGAACCAGAACGAATAATCCATTCATAATCTTCTTGCTTTAACTTAAACTGAACGTCAATAGAAGGCAATGTGATTTGCTTATCGGGTGGAGTATAAATCATCGACTTATCTGTTACTCGATACTTAATCTTGCTTCGACCATTCATAAACTTGATAATAACATGACTATCATCAAAATCAAGTTCTGGTGCATCCTTCTGCAAAGACAAAACAGACAAAAAATTGTTTAGGTCATAGATACCAAATTCTTTTGGAAAGTCTTCTTCGACTGTGACTTGTGCAAGAACAGTCTTTGACTGAGATACGGTCGAAATAATGTTTCCTTGCTTAAAATACAATCCAGAATTAATCGCAGAAAAATTCTTTAGAATTGATAGTGTGTTAGTAGATAGTTTCATGATTCTCCCATCGTGTAATAAGTCTTTCAATATACCACTTTGCCTTCTTTAGGTCTTGTAGACCGCCTTTTTGTTTCCATCTCCACATATACTTGATAGCATTTGCAGTACATACAGCATCAATTCCTGTTAGATTAGATGTTGCTGCTTCTAGTGCTTCAATACATTCTACACTACCTTGGGTGTAATGTGAAGGGTGATTCACTTTTTCTTCCAAGTCCAAATCTATCTGGATATTATCCCAAGATCCATTACCAATAGTCAAAATATCATCTCCAATATATCCTTTAACACCATCTTCATTTAACGAATAGATTTGATTTGACATACAATCATTAGACATTACATTTCTCCAACAAAATTAGCAACAGCGGGCATGTCTCCTTGGAAGTGATAAGTGCCGATATGTGCAGTCTTCACCCATGGGCAGAGATAAATCTTGCCACCAATGTTTCTCCACCATTGACAGAACATATAATCTTCTGATAGATAACGTTCAGAATTTTTATCAATGACCGTATCAAAATATGCGTGAATATATCGAGTACCATCAAAATGCGCTTGACCCACATGGTCGGGCTTGTAGCGAAACTCAGGATATGCTGCTTCCCACTTAGGAAACACTTCACGTTTTACCATCATAAATCCTGTACCGATTTCAAGAACTTCAAGAGGTTCAGTTACAGAAAATTGTGCGGTACCTTTAACAGGATTAAAGACGAAATCTCCTGCTACTTTTTCGAGTAGATGGGCTTCAAGTTCTGGATTCTTCGTGATTGCTTTCTTTATGTTTGCCCATTTGAGTGCTTTCTTTGGATATGGACCACCAATTACATCTTTATCGAGAGCCAACATAGCAATAACATCTCGCGGATCAAAACTAATATCAGAATCCAAAAACAATAGGTGAGTGCAATCCGAACGACTTAAAAACTCATCTACCAGATAATTTCTTGCTCGGGTGATTAGTGACTCATTGAATAGGAATGAAAACTTTGTTTCAATTCCATATTGAAAACATAGTCCCTGAAGGTCAAGACAGGACTTCATATAAAGACCGTGATTCATGCCACCATACATAGGAGTTGCAATAAACAACTTCTTTTTTCGTAATTCTTCTACTTTGATTTGAATTTCCATGGTATCCTCATGTTAAAATTTTACAACAATACACATCATACACTTATATATTGCGTATGTCAAGCATTTTATGGTGAATGTTAAGGCTTGTAAAATACAAACACTGGTTCATATTTCAACCACATGTCTTGACCTTTTTCATTCTTTACCTTGCAAAAATTCTTTGCTTTAGGTAATCCAGTCTCACTATCTACTCTATT